CAGCATGACCAAGGAAACAGACGAAGAGTTAGACAACCGGATAAAAGCGTTAATTGGCGAGATAAATGCAGCCTGAGTTTACCACACCAGCCAGCAGAGCAGACAAGATAGCCCTGATCCACGCGCTGGAAGAGAAGCGGCGGAGGTTCAAGGAATCACGGTTGTCTCGCCATTACAATTCGTTTTATCCGTGGCAGATGGAATTTTGCAAGAACACGGCAGAGTTTTACGAATCATGCCTATGCGCAGCCAACCAGATCGGCAAGACGAGAGTCGGCACCACCATCGACGGATTCCACCTCACCGGGGGGTACCCAGACGATTACCCTGGTCACAAGTTTGATTACCCCCCTATGTTGTGGTGTCTCGGCTATTCGATGGAGAAAACACGGGATTTGCTGCAAAACGAGTTGTTTGGGGCATTCACTCCGCAAGATGGTTTCGCCGGGGGGTTGATCCCAAAAGATAAGATTCACAGCCACGAGTCAGCGCAAGGCACTGTCAACGCAATGCGGACGGTTCGCGTCAAACACAAGGCCGGGATAGCTGTTGTGCAGTTCTGGTCATACACCCAGGGGCAGCACGCCATTATGGGTGATGTTGTTGATTGGGTGCATGTGGACGAGGAGCCAAAAGACCAAACGATTAGGCCGCAGCTGATCACCAGAACAATTAACGGTGATCGTGGACGAGGTGGCCGTATCATTTACACTTTTACCCCGGAGAACGGTAGGACAGAGTTAGTTATCCAGTTCAGCGACACGCCAACCCCGAACCAATCGTACATGCAGAAGGGCTGGAATGACGCCCCACACATGACGCAAGAGAAACGGGATCGGTTACTAGACCAGTACCCTGAATATCAGCGCAAGATGAGGTCAGAAGGCGAGCCGATGCTAGGGCATGGGCGGATTTATGATATTGCAGATGACTTTGTTATGTGTGACCCGTTCGAGATTCCTGATTTCTGGGACATTATAATCGGTATAGATTTCGGGTGGGATCATCCGCAGGCGTTTGTGAGACTGGCTATTGATCCAGACAACGATATTGTATATGTGACAAATTCATGGAAACAGTCTAAGTGCAGCGCGAATGAAGCGTGGGGAGCTATTAAGCATTGGGCTGAGGGTGTGCCGGTTGCGTGGCCTGCTGACGGTTTGCAGCATGAGAAAGGAAAGGACGTAGCGACACAGCAAAAAGAGAACTGGGCACGTGCCGGGTTCACGTTACTAAATAAACATGCCACATGGCCGCTTGGCGGGGTATCGGTTGAAAACGGGATTTATGAGATACAGGACAGGCAGAGGAAGGGAACATACAAAATATTCAAGGGCCAGCCTGACCTGATGGCCGAACACCGTCAATATCACCGCGATGACAAGGGGAAGATTGTTTCGGTGATGGATGATTTGCTGGATGCTGGACGCTATGCATATATGATGCGGAGAAAAGCAATCAAAAGTGGTGATATCGGTGCGGACACAAAGAGGAAGAAAATCACTCCAACTAAACGTCGCAGACCACAACCACAGGGATGGATGGGATGAGCAAAAACGAGATGAGTGTGGTCGAAACAGCACGGGAACGGTTCAAACGTGCCAAGGAATATTACACCGACCCACGCCAATTAGCGATAGAGGATACCAAGTTTGCGATGGGCGACTCTGACAATGGGTGGCAATGGCCGTCGAGTGCGGCAGACTCGCGCACCGATGCCAACAAAGTTTGCCTGACTGTCAACGTAACCGCACAGCACTGCAACCAGATCATCAACAACATTCGGCAGAACAGACCAGCAGTCAAAGTTTCTCCGGTTGACAACTTCAGCGACAAGGATACCGCGGAAATACTTGGTGGGCTGATCCGGAATATCCAAGTCGCCAGTTCCTCAGATGACGCGCACGACCTCGCGGCAGAACATGCTATTTATGGCGGTGAGGGTTATTGGCGCGTACTGACAGAGTACGAGTCCGAAACGTCATTCGACCAAGTTATCACTATCGCAGCGTGTCCGAACCCGAACCTTGTTTACATCGACCCTAATTCAAAGAAAGAAGACAGGTCAGACGCAGAGTGGGGTTTCATATTCGAGGACGTGCCGACTTCTGATATCACCGCAGCATATCCAGACCTGAACCCGGAGACATGGGAAGAGGATGTCAAAACAGAGGGCTGGCAAGCTGAAGACACGGTAAGGGTGGCCGAGTATTTCTATTGCGTTTACAAGAATGACGAAGTGTGGCTACTGGACACAGGGGAATCGGTGCTGGCCTCGTCCGTGCCGGAAGGTGCCGCCGTAAATGTTGAAAAAACTCGCAAGACCCGCACCAAGAAATGGATGTGGTGCAAGCTGGTAGGCGGACATGACAAGCCGGTTGATGAGCGCGAGTGGGCCGGGAAGTATTTGCCCATTATCACGGTGGTTGGTAAAGAGATCAACGTTGACGGAGAGATAATCCGCAAGGGTCTCGTCCGTGACCTGAAAGATACTGGACGGATGGTCAATTATGCCTATTCTGAGACTGTGCAGACTTTGGCGATGCAGAACAAAGTTCCGTATCTGGCAGCAGCGGAATCAATAGAGGGCCACGAGGATGAATGGTCGGGGGCTAACCTAGACAACGAGACAGTCCTTCCGTACAACGCTTTTGACTCTGACGGCCACGCACTCCCTGCGCCGGTCAAGCAAACTCCGGCTTCCATGGCAACTGCACAAATCCAGCTATTGCAATTGTCAACTGAGCAGATGCGAGCGGCTTCAGGCCAGCAGAACGCTAACTTCGGTATCAAGAGCGAGGCCCAGAGCGGTATTGGTATCCAGCGGCTAAAGGCGCAGGGTGAGATTGCAACGTTCCATTTCCCTGATAATTTGGCGCGGGCGTTGCGGTACGAGGCTGTTGTGCTTATTGACCTTATCCAGAACGTTTATGACACTGAACGGGTTGTTCGTGTTCTTGGCTTGGACGGCAAGGAAGATCATGCGGTATTGCGACCAGACGCTGACCAGCCATACGCAGAGGAGAAGGACAACAACGGAGATGTACGGAAGATATTTAATCCACAGGTTGGCAGATATGACGTAGTTATCGAAACCGGGCCATCATTCCACACCCAGCGTCAGGAGGCAGCGGCAAACCTTAACGAGTTAGCGGCTAAGAATCCCAAGTTCTTCGACATCGCAGGTGATTTGATTATGTCAGCGCAGGACTTCCCCATGGCTGACCAATTCGCGAAACGTATTGCCAAGACATTACCGCCAGAGTTGCAGGACAACGACGACAAAGAGTTGCCACCTAAAGCTATGCAGATGATTAACCAGGCTAACCAGCAGCTACAGCAGATGGACGAGGTAATCACCAAACTAGGCCAAGAAAACGAGCAACTAAAGCAAGAGAAGGCCGCGAAGATGCAGGATAACAACGCGAAAGTCACCATGAAGGAAATGGAAATGGAAGAGAAGCGGCTGGAGAATGACCGAAAGTTTATGATTGATAAATACGAAGCACTCACCAGCCGGATGGAGGCCATGGAGAAAACGATTTCCACGCAAGTCTCCAACCCAGCGGTTGCCATTGATATTGACGCAGAATAACACGGACTAGGACGCACCTAGGAAGCCCCTACGAGGCCTTGAAAATGAGCGAAGAAAGCGAAGTTGTAGAAACAGAGGAAGTTGCAGAAGCACAAGCGGAAGAAACCGCGTCGGAACAGTTGGACACAGACACCACTGGAACCGAAGAAGTACCGTCTGGTGAAGAAGAAGCACCGGCCAAAGCCTTCACACAAGAAGAGCTTGACGCCGCAGTGGGCAAACGGCTTGCCCGTGAACGTCGGAAATGGGATCGTGAACACCAGCAACCAGAACCACCGAAACCTGTTCCCGCCGAAGACATTAAGCCGGAGAATTACGCCTCAGATGAAGAATACGTTGAGGCACTAGCCACACGCAAGGCTGAACAAATTGCGGCTGATAATGCAGCAAAAGCACAACGCGCCACCATCGTTGATTCGTATCTCGACAAGGAAGAGGAGGCCAGAGAAAAACACGATGATTACGAGCAGGTCGCGCGGAACCCATCGCTGCATGTGACAGATGTAATGGCCGAGGCTATCCAAATGTCTGCGCCGGGGCCGGAGATTTTGTATCATCTCGGCAAGAACCCGAAAGAGGCGGAACGGATTGCGAAGTTGTCACCTCTTCAGCAGGCAATGGAAATCGGACGGATTGAGGCAACGCTGACCGCGCCGAAGCCAAAAGTAAGCAAAGCCCCAGCACCTGTCGAGCCTATCGGTGGGAAAAAAGGGGTTGTGGAAAAGAAACCGTCGCAAATGAAGTCAGACGAAGAGTATGACGCATGGCGACTTAAACGAAAACAGAAATACGGGTCGTAGACTCGAAAGGATAAGAAATGGCTAACACTCTGACTTTTATTGACATGGTAGCGCGTGAAGCGTTGTCTGTCGCACATGAAAAGGCGCAGTTCATCGCCACCACCGACCGCCAGTATGACGATTCATTTGGCAAGAGTGGTGCTAAGATCGGCTCCACCCTCCGAATCCGGAACCCCAACAAGTACACCCGCCGAACTGGTTCCCGCGTCATGGACGTGCAGGACCAGGAAGAGTCTACCCAGAACCTCACCGTTGCTACCCAGGACGGTGTTGATATGCGGTTCAACTCTGCTGAAATGGCACTTGATACCGATAACCCGAAAGAGGTCGCAGCGTTCACCAAGCGGTATATTGAGCCTGCCGTTTCTGTGTTGGTGTCTGGTATTGAGGCCGACTACTTGGCGGCTTCAACCAAGGCGACCTATAACGTGGCCGGAACCGCTGGCACCGCTATTACCACCCTTGTTACTCCCGGTGCTGCACGCGCCAAGCTGAACCAGGGACTTGCCCCAAAGGATATGAACCGTTGCATTCAGATGGATTCTGTTACCATGGGCGGGTTGGTTAATGGCGTGTCTGGCTACTTTAATCCTTCAAGCGCGATTGGCGACCAGTACAAGGAAGGTTTGGTCGCCCGTACCAGCATGGCGAACTACTACGAGAACGAGCGGATTTGGAACCTTACCAACATTGCTGACGTGGTTGGTTCAACTGACGCCGCAGCACTTGTAACTGACGGTGGTACTGCTATCGACATGCACACCTTGGTAGCGTCCCCTGCCGTTGGTTCTGTTTTCACGGTAGCCGGTGTTTACTCCTGCCACCCCGAAACCAAGGCGGCTTACGCTAACTTGCAGCAGTTTACGGTTGTGACAACCAGCGCAACCGGTGCACTTGTCATCTCACCGGCTACCTATCTGACCGGGGCAAAGAAGAACGTTTGCTCTTCTACCGGTGCTGATCTGGCGACCACTGATTTCGACGCCGCTGTTCTTACTTTTGTCGGTGCAGCATCCACCACTTACGCGCAGTCCCTCAT